TTCGAAGTTGTGCCATCAGGATATGGACAGAAAGTTAATCGAAAAACAAAAAGACTGACAAATTTTGTTAGCGCTAACACCGACTGGGCAGTCTCGTTCAACTTGAACAGACCCAAATAACTGCACTCAAAATTCGAAACAACGAAAATTTAGTCTGTTCTTTTGCTTGCTGACTTGACCCGGTCAGTTTGACCCGTCCGCCATACCCTGGCGAAGGCTGCTGCCCTGTCGCAATATTCCTCGAAACTCAAAAAGCGGAGATATCCGCCTACTTTGAGGGCTCCTCACGGGTCGCTCGTGCTTGCCACATCGGGGCCACTTTCCGATGCGTATTTACTCGCAGCTGAAGAAGTCTATAAATCGATTCCAGGAATCGGTGGTACGGAGCAGCCGAGCGTTCGGTCGGATATGCGACAGCACGCAGGGACACGCTATTTGAGCGGCGTGCCCCCTGCATTGCGATAGGCGATCGTCTTCGCGAACAGGTTGCCGCCGTCGGTTTCAGCCGTGGTCGACAGGTCCGATCCTTGGCCGAACATCAGAGCCCCGACATGGGCGCTCGCGACCTGGCCCATGTGCGAGAACAGCCAGTCCACCTTGTCGTCCTGGTAGTGGTAGTCGGTGTTGTTCTGTGCCATGTTACCGATCGGGATCTGCCAGACGACGATCGGGTGGCCGACCGCCTCGGCCATCTGTTTCCAATAGGCGAGTTGCGTGGCCCACTTCTGGTCGCTCCAGAATGAGTTGCCATTCCCCAGCTTGGCGTTGAGTCCGGCGTCCGTGGATTCAACCTCCCCGACGAGGAAGTCTGCACCCTTTCCCCCGAGGGTCACGTAATCTTTGGCACATTTATCCACGTTGCCGGGCCAGTCCCAGCAGGTGAGGTGCAGGCCGACGGCCGTGTTAGGAGCGTACTTGCGGGTCATTGCGATCAGGCAGTGAGCCAGACCCGCCACAGTGTTCGCCTGGTCTCCGCAGTCGGTCGGATTCGCAGCCGTCACCTGCGCCGGGTCCTGGTCCAGAGGGCCGTACCCTCGCGCGAAACCAAAAAAATCGGGTTCGAGATCGATCATGTCGTGCGAGGTGCCGATCTTCTGGAGGAAGAAACGGTAGTCGTTCAGGTATCTGGTGAGGAGGTCGACCTGGTTGACCGCCGTCACCTCGTCCTGCCACTTGTTCACGGGCGCCAGGAGGCCGAGTTCAAACCATGTCCACATCACTGTCTGCGGATACGATTTACCCAAGTAGGTGGCCTGCGCAGCGCGGGCTTCGACGTTGGGGATGAGCCCTCCGATGCTACCGCCCGCGCATCCCCACCAGTTCGTCCCATTCGGGCAGGATGTCGCCGTGTACAGGTCGCTCGACGGCGCCGGCGAACTGACGACGTATTGGTACTGAGCGTCGAATGGTGCGGCAACCGAAAGAGCATCAATCGACGTTCTTCCGATCAACACCGTGCTCTTGCCCATGAAAGTGACATTTGGCGTGGACCCCGTGCCGGTTGGCGTGGACCCCGTGCCGGTTGGCGCGGACCCTGTGCCGGTAGGCGTGGAGCCCGTGCCGGTTGGCGTGGACCCCGTGCCAGCTGGAGTGGCCGCCGTGCCGGTTGAGGAAGAGCCTGTTCCGGCATCACTCGTGCCGCCACCACACGCGCTGAGTATCAGGCAGGCAGAGATCGTTATAAAGAATTGTTTTTTAAAAAAAGATGTCATATTTTTCGCATGCGATAGTTGTCACGTGGAAACATATCAGCACTATCCGTGCCACATCGAATACCGAACACGCAGTAGAACGAATTCAGGCGAAAAGGCCGAAGGTGATTCGAAGTTGTGGCATCAGGATATGGACAGAAAGTTAATCGAAAAACAAAAAGACTGACCAATTTTGTTAGCGCTAACACCGACTGGGCAGTCTCGTTTAACTTGAACAGGCCCAAATAACTGCACTCAAAATTCGAAACAACGAAAATCCAGTTTGTTCTTGTGCTTGCTGAATTGACCCGGTCAGTTTGACCCGCCCGCCATACCCCGGCAAAGGCTGCCCCTCTATCGTAATATCCGTCGAAACTCACATCCCGCAGATCCTGATGGACTGGTGATTTCCGAGCGGAGAGAGCGCCGAACGGTGTTTCTGGACATTCCCAAGGCACTCGCGGTCCGCTCCAGATAGATCGTGTTCCACAGCATGACGGCCGCCGTCACCAGGTTGAGGCCGCTGGCCCGGCAGCACTACGGCTCAAAGCCGCGGTCAGGGATTTTGCCCAGACCAAAATTTGTCGGCTTTTTCGTCCTTCAGTCAAAGTTACTTCACGGTTTCCGCATGTTCTTCTGATTCATCCGGCTTCGTATTGGGAATTCGATATGGCACGGATTGTGCTGAAGGTGTCACCCGAAGATGACTGCGCACGTATCGACTCCGCACCTATTACCATTCGAAATTCCTTCTGGAAAAATAACTTTTCCCCTTTTGACAAGATGGAAAAATTATTCTTACGGACACCTTTTTCTTTTGAATAAAATGACTTTTTTTTTGAAAAAACAAATTTTTATAACGTTCTCTGCCTGTCTGATACTCAGCGCTTGCGGCGGCGAACCGATGGGAAATACCTCTGTGGAAGGCGTCCCAGCGGGAAGTGCTCCGGTGGGAAGTACTTCGGTGGGAAGTACCTCGGTAGGAACTACTCCAGTGGGAAGTGCTCCGGTGGTCCGCGTTATCAAGCATCCAGGCGCTCCGCTCACCCTCTCGGATCTCCAAACTCTCAAGGCATACGTCGATCAGGGCAAGGAGCCGTGGAAGTCCGCCTACAACCTGTTGGCGAATGACGGCAAGGCCCACCTCACCTATGGCATGGCAGGCCCGTTCGCGAAAGTGAGCCGCGCCCCCAACGAGAACCTCTGGGCCTGGCGCAACGACATGGTCGCGATCTGGAATCTCTCGCGCATGTGGTATTTCACCCAGGACGACCGATACGCGAAGAAGGCGCGCGAGATCCTTCTCGCGTGGGCCAGCACCCAGACTGAATTCTCGGGTCGCGAGTCGATGCTCGATCTGGGCGACTACGCTTACCTGTTCGTGGGCGGCGCGGACATCCTGCGCGGCACATGGCCGGGCTGGACGCAGGCCGACACGGCAATCGTCAAGAAGTACTTCAAGGACGTCTTGATACCGGCAGCGAATCCCTATGGCGATAGCTCCTACGGGGCTGCCAACAAGGGCGCACTGGCCCTCGCCGCTCTTGGACTGCTGGCAATCTACAACGACGACCTCGAGACATTGGACAAGGTCGTCTATCAGACTCGTACGCTCGCCCATATCGGACTGCGCAATTCCAACGACATCGGCATGCTCGGCGACTACCTTCGCGACCAAGGACACGCCTACGGGCAGCTCAAGTCACTGACCATGCTCGCCGAGGCGCTTTGGAGCCAAGGCATCGACATCTATTCCGATCTTGACAACCGCCTGCTGGCGGCCGGTGAGTATTTCGCGAGGGTGAACGAGCTTGTGCCCACGGCAGCGCTTCCTTTCGGCACCACCGATCGCTACTATCTCACCGACATCACCGGGCACGGCTGGAACGGCGCCAATGGCGGGAGCGTGGCGCTGACCCAGATCTATGGCGCCTACGTCCTCCGCAAGGGTCTCCAGGCACCCTTCATCGCGCAGAGACGCCTCTGGATGCCGGTGGACGGCGACAGCTTCATGTTCCTCAAGGACTCCGACACCTCGAAGGCGACGCCGCCGCCGGCGCTGCCCGTTCCTTCGACTACCTCGATCACCTCGGGATTCAGCAATGCTGAGATCGGGGGCGCCGCTCCGGCGGGCGGGGCCACATACGCCAACGGCAAATGGATAGTGCAGGGAGCGGGTAACGATATCTTCTGGGGCGCGCAAGACACTTGTCACTTCACCTACAAGGCCATCACCGGCAACGGCGCCATCATCGCGAAAGTCGAGTCCGTCCAGAACACCAGTCCGGCCGCAGTGGCGGGCGTGATGATACGCACAAGTCTGGAACCAGGGGCTCCGCGCGCCTGGATGGCCATCGCCAGCAGAGGCAACGCCGAACAGAACATGCAGAAACTCGCCGTGTATGGTGGCGCGAACTATGGGACCAAAGCCCTGGGTATCGCCAGCGCCACGGCCTCGTACTGGGTGAAGCTCGAGCGCGTCGGGAACATCATCACCGGCTACGTTTCTCCCGATGGCACCAATTGGGCTGCCACCGATGTCGGCCGCATCGACGCCCCCGTTCCCGACACGATCTATGTCGGTCTGGTGGTCTCCTCAGTCGCCAATGGCACCCTGAACAGCTCCACCTTCAGCAACGTGCAGATCACCGACGGCGACGGCGGTGCGCCGAGCGTCATCCCCGCGGCGCCCGCCATGCTGCTGGCCTCGCCGGGCGATGGCGCCGTCCCGCTGCGCTGGCAGGCGTCCTTCGGCGCCACCAGCTACACGGTCAAGCGCTCCGCCTTCAGCGGCGGCCCATCCTCAACCATCGCGTCGGGTGTCACGGGCAGCAGTTACACGGACAAGTCGGTGATCAATGGCACGACCTACTACTACACCGTCACGGCGACCAACGCCGCTGGTACGAGCGATAATTCTCCCGCGGACAGCGCTACGCCGGTGCATCCGATGGTGAACGTCGCCACCGGTGGCACCGCAAACGACAGCGCAAGCAACGCGACCAATGCCAGAAGCGCCTTCGACCAAAACTCGGCGACGGAATGGTTCTACTCAGGTGTGACAGGTTGGCTGCAGTACGACCTCGGCCATACGGAGATCGTTCAACGCTATACGGTCACCAGCTCCAACGACTTGGTCCCGCGCGATCCGAAGAACTGGCAGTTCCAGGGCTCCACCGACGGCTCTACCTGGACCACGCTCGACACGCAAAGCAACCAGGTGTTTGCCACACGCTTAAAGCTGAAGAGCTACACGATCGCGAGTCCGGGCTCCTATCGCTACTATCGGCTCAACATCACAGCCAATAATGGCGATAGCACCTTTACGGATCTCGCCGAAATTGGGCTGTTCGCGTCCAAGCCGCAGTGAAGCCGTAGCGCCGATTCAAGTGCACATGCTGCCATGCGACCGGCGAAATCGACTTGAGCAGCGGCAACGTCTTTCGTTGTCGCTAGCCTGGTATTTCTCCAGCAGCCGCGACAGGATCGCCGAGTTGTAGTAGACAATCGCGTTGGTGACCAACCACGCGCATTGGTTGCTGATTTCGATCTCAATGTCGGTCCTTCCGGCCAGCTCCTTCGTGCCACCGACTTGCGCGATCGCCGAGTGCAGCTGATGGTAGGATTCGATGCGGTTCTGTGAGCGGTGCTGTTACGTTGCAGCTTTGGGTCGCGCAGGTATCTATCAAGAAAAAAATAAGCGTAGATGGTGTTGTGAAATCTGCTATCAAGAAAATCGGCTGTACTGTTGATGAAAAGACGTTCGACTAGACCTGCAGTGTAAGTCGAGAACTAAGGCCACCGCTCAGGCGGCCAGCGGCTCAACCGGGGTACAGGATGTTAGGCAAGCTGTGCGGACTTAATCCACGCGACGACCGGCACGTTGTAACGCCGTTTGTTGTTTTTGGTAGTCGTCTCGGCAATCCACATTGCAAAACAGCAGCGCATGCGCGACCTGTTCGTCACAAAAGTGACAGCGGCCATCACTAGCGAGTATCGGCTGCTTGCCGACATGCATTCTCGCATTCTGCACGTCTTGTTCGATGCGCCAGTCGGCGCGGTCTGCGATGTCGCTCATGGCTTGTTTCCCTCTCCTGTCAATAATTCGTATTTGTCGAATTTCACCGCTTCGATTCCCAGCCAGTCGTTGAGCGTCATGAACTGAGTCTGCAGGGGTTCCAGCTCGTTGCGGGCAAATACCCGCGGCTGGTTCAATGGCGCCGAAGCCGCCGGTATTGTTCGGCATGATCCCCATCAGCTGAGGCGGCACGCGGTGGGCGGCGAGCACGTCGTCGCGAGTGACGCCCTCGATATTGAAAAACTCATCTTTGGCGGCAACGTCCGACACCGGCAGGATCTGGATGCCGTCTTTTTTACCATTTGGCGCGTACATGAACAGGTTGCGGAAATTCCCCGGTCCCTTGCTGTCGCGCATGGCCTGGCGCAGGTTGTCGACATCCGTGATGTTGGCCGCGGCGTCGGTCATGTAGAACACGAAGCCGGCATGCGAGCCGTTTTTGTAATACTTGCGACGGAACAGGGTGGCGGCCTCATTCAACCAGGCCGACTGCAGGGCGCTCAGGTATTGCGGCACGCCGTAGACCTCCTGGTTGAGATCCGGGTCCATCAAATGGGAAATGGATCCCTTGTCGAATGCATATTCCTGCTGCCATCCCGCCACAAAATAATAGGTATCCAGATCCTTGCCGCGCCGCATGTACTTCGCCAGGGCGTGGTTCAACTGCAGGGGCAGTCCACTGCGGCTGGCCCGTTTCTCCAGGTAGCCATTACCGAAGGTCAGGAAATCCAATACAAAGCGTTTAAAGGCATCCCGCGACAGGTATTTATTCGGAATGAATGTCGAGGTCAGGATGTTGGTCTTAAAATAAATGGTGCTGCTGTGATGGACGCTGGCGTGAAACGATTTCGCCAGGCCGGCAAGACTCACGGGCGGTTCGTACCATTTGCCATTGAGCCAGCACTCGAAACAATCCAGCACCTCGCTGTGGTCAAGCACAGGCGTCGGATCGCCGAAGGTAAACGCCTGCATGCCGCCGCCGGCGCTCGGGGTTGTCGCAGATCCTGACAACGCCGTCGCGTATGTCGCGGCACGTTGCGCGGCGCGCCGTTGCTGCTTTCTGCTCATGATGTGTAAAGCTCCATAAAGGATTGGGTGTTTTCGTTGGCACCCTCGAACGGCTCGTGATCGAGGGCGTGCATGCAGGCCCACGCCAGGTCGGCGTGGCCGGTTTCATCGGTGCGGCCGGCGTCATAGGTGACTTGCCGGCCGCTGGTGGTGAGGGTTTTGCGGATGGTCATAAAGGACTGCGCAATGTCGGTCCAGCCGGCATCGAATTCCAGCCGTGCCTTGTTGACGATGTTTTGTGCCTTCAGCGCCATCCGGGTCTTGACTTCCGGCGAGTAGTTGATCGCAGTCACCAGCGGAAAGAATTGTTTGACCAAGGGATACACGCCGATCCCCATGCCGGTAGTGTCAATGCCGATATAGGCGACGTTGTAGCGTGTCGTCATCTCCTTGATCGCCTTGGCCTGCGCCTCGAAATCGATGCCGCGCCACTGGAAGCGTTCAAGAATGCGAAATTTGCCGCCAGCCACCAGGGGCGGCGCGATGACGACGCAGCCGGCGCTGTCGCCAGTCAGTGAGGGGTCGTAGCCGATCCAGACCGGCCGGTCGCCGAAGGGGCGGCTGGCGAACGGTTTGTAGTCGTCCCAGCTAACCCATGAATCGATCATGCAGCGCTGTAAGGCCATCAACGGAAACACGGATTGCGTGTCGTCGATGAAATTACACATCAGCAGGTTTTCGAACTGGTCGGGGCTGTATTCGAAATTGCGCAGCTCATCGATGTCGAACAGATTGCAGCCGCCGCGCTCAGCATCCAGAATCGTGACGATCTGGCGCCACATCTTGTCTTCGCCCGTAAAGCCGCTCGACAGCCTCAAGTGACTGATATCGATATCGACCTGGTCGGCCTTGGCCCGGCGCTTGTTGAACAGTTCCCGATGCGATCATGGTGGCGCTGCTGGCATGGGTCGAAATTCATCAGCGAGATTTACTGGACAATTCCGAGCTGCGTAAGAGTGGCATTGGTTTTGATGTTGACTTCAATAACCATCAAACGATTGACCTGTCGATCAAGCTGGCTCTGACCGAGCGAGTGGTCGTTAATCGGGTCAACGATGGCCGGCTGGACGTGCGACACCCGGCAGAACCACAGCTGACGCCGATCCATGCAGACGAGTTCTGGCAGGCTTACGCGGGGGATTCACTCCTTGCGGAATGGCACACGCCGGCAGGCCCGCAATGACGGAAGATCTGCGCGCTATTGAGCAATGGGCCGGCGTATTGCTGGCAAAGTTCCAGCCTGGCCAGCGCCGGGTGGTGACGCGCAAGATCGCCCAGGAGCTGCGCCGTAGCTAGGCGCAACGCATCGCCAGCCAGCAGGCACCGGACGGCGCGATCTATGCAGCCAGGAAGCAGCGCAAGGATCTGCGTGGTAAAAAGGGCCGCATCAAGCGGCAAAAGGCGGTCATGTTCAACAAGGTGCGCACCACCAAATACCTTAAAACCACGCAGGACGAAAACCAACTCTCGGTCGGGTTCTATGGGCGCGTGGCGCGGATCGCCCGCGTGCACCAGGAAGGATTGACGGACAAGGTCGCAAAAAAAAGGACCGAACTATCACTATCCGGCCCGGCCTCTACTGGGCTTTAGCGCGACCGACCAAGCGTTGATACGTGACGCATTGTTATTTCATATTGGCTGTCTTTGATAGCTTGTTCGTCTCACCAAATAATTCCTGATCCAGTAGCTTTGCGCGAAGCGCGTCATTTGCCTCGTGCAGCTCAACACTGTCTTTGCCCCGCACCAGTGCGGCACGTGCCTTCAGTTCGCTTCAGCGCACAAGTTTGCGTAATTGCGGTGGTGCCAAAGGGAGAGATCGTTATTGTCGGCGCAATATCATGTTTGTGAATGGGAGGGAGTAAACAATGGGCGCTTGTATTTCGAAGGGGGGAGCTACATCGCCCCACCAGGCAATGGAGACGCAGGAGGTAAGTCAAACGCATGCAGGTGCAAGCAACCGGATGCCTGTCGACGGTCAACAGCGCAGTGCAAGAGCCTTCCCTGATCTTACAAGGCGACGGCAGTCGGCCGGGGCGACGCGACGGGTCAGAACAGCAATTTTCAAAGGCGACCTCGACAACACCCTCTTCTTTGGTCGAAAGGATACGCAAGAGGAGCTCGTGCTTTGGGCGCATGGCAATGACCACGATGCTTTGGGACTCAGTTACGAGAACAGGCTGATCATGGTTCGGCAGTTTCTCGGTGGGAACGATTTGTTTGACCCGGAGTTGAAATGCCCGGAGTTGAATCAGGCATTTGCTGATCACCTCCGCAATGATCCTAAGCGGTCGTCGGCCGTGAATGCGGAGAATCGAGAAAATTTCAGCGAGGAAAAACCTAACATGAGCATCGCGATATGCGTGGGTATCGACCAGAAATTGCCGTATACGGAGTGCCAGGCGTTGGAGCGGCAGGCGGCGCTCAATGAGACGGAAGTGTTCTCACGAAAGTCCAAAGGCGCGATCTCGTTCGCAGTCGAGACGGGCCGCGACATCGCTTTCGGCATGGCCGGCCGTGAAGAAATGACGTCAGCACCCGCCAAAAAGCGGTTTTTCAAACATGGCTTCGACGCAAAGACCAGCGTCACCGATTCCGAACTGCGCTTCCTGTATCGCAACAGGAACGACCCGAGCTACCAGGAGCGGGTCAAATTTTATCAGGCACAATTGGCCGCGGACCGGCCAGAGTTCGAGCAGTGCGATCCGCCATGGGACCTTGAACCTCAGGTGTGGGCAACATACAAGCCCAAGTCCGGAAGCTGATTTCGCGGTACTGTCAACTTACCGATGGAAAAAATTCGAGGGGTTTCACCTTCCCCTAGTTTTCGGGAACAATTCCCACATCGGTATCTTGCATCTAGGTATACCTGCATAAATATGCTAGCCTTCGGCCCGCCTGTACAGGTGACGCGGCCTTGGCCAATCTCGCAGGTGCATACTAGCGCTCGCCGCGTTTGGTCGGCGAGACCTCCTCGGCGTACTTCCTGAATGCGTCGACCAGCGTGTACCGGTTGCCTGGACGCGTATTCTTGGCATCCCGAATTTCGGTTTCCCTCCTCGCTGCCCACGACTCGGCCTCACGCTTAATCGGAAAGGATGCGCTCTCGCGAACGCCGGCTACCGTGATGTGCGCGATAGCCGGTTTTCATTTTTTGGATACTTGCCATGGATTGAGTGACTGTGTAAATCACTGTGTAAAAAATGTGTAACCGCAGCGCAATCTAATATAATTTGTTGCGATATTGACTACATTCACATTTTCTTAACCCGTTGATTTGTAAGAAAATATGCCTTGAGGTCATATCTTCTTAAAGAGGGGGTGGTGCCCGAGGCCGGACTTGAACCGGCACACCCTTACGAGCGAGAGATTTTAAGTCTCTTGTGTCTACCGATTTCACCACTCGGGCAATTTTGCTGTTCCGAAGAAATATAAACGCGCAAAACATGTATCGACAGCGATTGCCTGCGATACGGGACAGGGCAGAATTCTAACAGGTTCTCATTGCCAAGGCCATCCTCTCTTGCGGGCCTATTCGATCCCGGTTTCTGCGCGTTCGGTGAGGGAATGGCGTTGCTAAATAATTTAGTTCGAGAAATGCAATTCAGCGGTGGTAAGCGCTTTGATCTCCGGACCAAAACTGCCGATGTCGGGCAAGGTCGCATTTTCGTGCGTGCGTATCTGCAGTCCGGTCGCATGCGGTTTGTCATGGGTGGTGTGGGCATCGGACACCAGCAGCACCGGATAGCCGAGGGCGGCTGCGCGGCGGGTGGTGGTGTCAACGCAGAATTCCGAGGCGTAGCCGCAGATCACGACTTGTTCGGTACGCCATGAGGCAAGCAATGCTTCGAGCTCGGTGCGGAGAAAGGAATCAGGCGTCGTCTTGCGCAGTTTGACGTCGCTTTCCTTTACCTGCAGTCCGCGCTGAAGTTGCCAGCCGGCAGAGTTGTATTCGATATCACTGGCTTCATGCTGGATGAATACCACGGGAACACCGGCAGCGCGGGCTTTGGCGGTCAGGGTGTTGATGCGTTCAACTACCGCATCGGCTTCGAACGGACGGGGCGTTTCATCAAAAAGACCATGTTGGACATCGATGACAAGAAGGGCGGATTTCATGGATTCCTGTGGATAGGTGATCCGGGAATTTCGAGGAAATTCCCGTTGTTGCTGAACTGCTTCGACGCTCGGAGGAGGCGGCTTATTATATGGATCTGTGTGAATTTCAGGTTTCCGGAAGGCTTGGATCCACCGCTGCTGCGCCGAAATTATTCGGTTCCTTCGGGTCCTGAACCAGAAAATATATGATGGCGATCCAGCCCAGGACAGGGATCAGCCCGATCAATTGCAACCAGCCGCTGCGATTCGTGTCATGCAGCCGCCGCGCTGCGGCCGCAATGGATGGCAACAGTGTGGCAAGCATAAGCACCATGCGGAATGATTGGCTGATTGCTCCGGCGAGCAAGGAGATCAGTACGATAAAAAGTGCGAACCACCAATACTCGGAGCGTGAGGCCCTGCCGTTAAAGTCGGCGTATTTGGAAAAGCAGACTTTGATCGATTCCGTAAACGTCATGGTTATCTCCTGAAGTTTTGCTGACACGGGTGTGCATACGCCCGTGGGTTTCACTAAGTATGGTTGCCGGCGGGTAATAATAACAAAAGCCGAAGCAATTCCGAAAGAATGTTGGCCTGTCGTACATTCATTCGGATCCTCAACATGGCGTCGGAACAGCCAGGCGCTTGTTCCTGCGGACAAAATTCCCGTCGTTATTTCCCCTCTCAATACCTTCCGCGTGTCGATATATTGCCTCTGCATTATTACCTTATCAATAGTGTATCCATATAGAAACAGTTTCTCTTGATAAATAAAAATTGGGAAATGACATCTCAAACGAGAGCATAATTAATTGCCATATAGAAATATGTTGAGATTAATACTATTGATGCGCGACTAAGTATGTGAATGCAGTAGGCCGATATGCCGATCATTGATCGGGTTGAAGTTGATGCACATATGGGGGAGGCGTTATGGGTAAAGAATTATCTCGTCAAAGATCGTTATCGATTATCTATGTTGCAGTATTGGTAATGATTTCGGGTTGCGGCGGCGGCGGTGGCGGCAGCAGTGATCCTAATCCCGCTACGTCACCGGTTCCAAGCACCCCGCCAGCTGCCACCCCCACCCCCGTTAGTTCGCCACCTGCCACCGGCAGCGGCGCTGCGGTAACACCGCCAGCGGCGCTGTTGAACGTACTTGATCCGAGCAATGTCAAGGCAGCGCGTGCCCAAGGGCTGACCGGAGCCGGCGTCACGGTCGGCGTGGTCGATACCGATTTCGATGTTAGCGATCCCCAGCTCGCCGGGCGCATCAGCAAGACGGTCTACAGCCCCGGCGGCGCCAACGGCAATATGCACGGCACGGAAGTGGCACAAGCATTGGCTGGCAATACCTTGGGCGTCGCCCCTGGCGTGTTCATACAAGCGGCGGCGGCCGGCATCACTGGCAACGACCTGCTGCTCAATAACCAGATGTACCAGGATCTGTTCGCCAAGGGGGCGCGGATTTTTAATCAATCCAACAGCATCGGTGGGGTGGGCGCTTCGGTCAGCCAAGCGCTTGCCTTGCACGCCTTGTATCAACCCTTTGTGGCGCAGAAGAGTTTGTTTATCTGGTCTACCGGCAATGACGGTGCGGCGCAGCCCAGCCTGAGCGCCAGCCTGCCTTCCTTATTTGCCGATCTGCAAACCGGCTGGCTGGCGGTGACGGCGGTCAACGCCGTCGGCGGCAGCAACGGTTATGCCGCCAGCGACACCGTGCCGGGGGTGATTTCCAGTTACGCCAATCGCTGCGGTCTGGCCGCCAACTGGTGCCTGGCTGCGGCCGGAGATTTCGTCTCCAGCGCCAGCGGCACGCGGGTCTTCGGCACCTCCTTCGCCGCGCCCGCGGTGACCGGCGCGGCAGTCCTGGTGCAGCAGGCTTATCCCTGGATGAATGCCGACCTGATCCGCCAAACCATCCTCTCCACCGCTACTGACATGCACGATACCGCCACCTATGGCTGGGGGCTGCTCAACGCCAGCAAGGCGGTCAACGGCCCGGCGCTGTTCGACCAGCGCCTGGCGCTGGGGCCCAACGTCAATGTCCAGTTCGATAACGCCTCCTCGGTGTTCAAGAACGATATCGGCGGCGACGCCGGCTTGAACAAGAGCGGCAGCGGGCAGTTGACGCTGGCCGGCAACAATACCTACCTGGGCGCCAGCAATATCCTGGGCGGCAGCCTGAACATCACCGGCGCCGTCGCCTCCGGCGTGAATGTCAGCGCGCTCGGCCAGCTGGGCGGCGAGG